GTAGGCACCATTGGGGACGTTATCGTAGTCGGAGGAGTTGTTGTAGCCGTTGAGGGGGCTATTGACGGCGTTGGCACACGAGTTGTAGTTCGCATACTTGTCCAGCATCGTGGGGGCCGTGCGGACGAGGCGATTCTTCTTGTAGTCCGTCAGACGGAGCACCTCCTTCAGCACGTCTTGAGAATTGATGACGGAAGTGGTGTCATTGATGGTTGCAGACATCGTTGCAGCCAGCGAGTTGAGCGGGAAGGCACAGAGGGAGAAATCTTGGCCGGGCTCGCACACCACATCGCCAAAGATGGCACCCGCAATACCCGTGGGACCCACCCACGACGAACTGGCTTGCGTTGCGACACCCGTGGCTGCAACGGGGGCACCGACCACCTTCTGCACGTTGAATGTCTGATAGACACCAGCGGACCACTGAACTTTCCTATCTACGAATACGTTCTCACTCGGAACATACACGTTAAATGTCATTTGCGACTGGGTCGCTGCAATCGCCTTGAACGGAGCATTGGTTAGAGACAGAGCACCGGCCTCAACTGCATATTTGGGTCTCTGCTGCACAATGCGAGAATCCATTACCACCATCTTCTCAATGTCTGCACTCATCTTGTTGGTTATACACTGGCCGGAGAATAAAATGCACACAGCAAATTAATTAACGGGCTTCCTTCGGATACGCAACGCCCTTCTTTCTAAACATAACTTTGCAACTCACGGCGGATAAGTTAAACATAGACACCGGGACGTATTCGCCCGTGAGCCGGGCTTTCCAGTAGACGGAAATATCAATGTTGCGAATCTCTTGGTTGCCGGCCGTGTCCGCCAATCGGTATTCGGCCGAGGGTGCATAGTAAATAAACCCACGATATGCGTCGGCACCAGTGAGTGCTTGGTCAATCGCAATGTCAGTAATAATAGGCTGGAAAGCAGAGGGTGTGGTGGTGGCTGAATTGCCCGTGTTGCTGGCACCGAGAATAACGGGTTTGCCGGTCGTCTCACGGACGAGGGGGAGCAGTGTGCTTTCAAAAGTGATAGACGCAATCGGAGACCACAGCGTATCCACGCATTTGTAGTCTTGCGTGACGACGTAATAGACCTTCTGGTAGTTGATGGTTCCGCCGTTTTGAGGCGAGGGGACGAAGCCGAGGGGAGACTGACCCGCATACGGGGCGACTCGGTAATCCACCACGTTGCTGTAGTATCTGTTGAAGAAGTTAATCTCATATGTGCCTCCCTGCACATTTGTCAAATCCGGGAAGATATACGTGTAGTTATCAGTCAGCGGATTAATGTTGTAGTTGGACGGAATTGTGCCGAGATTCCAGTAGGTCGTGGAGAAGCCACTGAGTAGGCCGTAGCAGTTGGCGTTCATAAAGAGTCGGGCGTATGGCGGTGTGGAGGGCGTGCCGGACGTACCAACGTCGGCAAAAGCCACTAAACGCTGGCCGAAGCAGTCCGAGTCGGCGAAAAGTTGAATGGTGCGGTCTGCTTGGTTGTAGACCAAATTGGGCGGAGCACCCACGCCATTCACGAAATCCTGCACGTTGCTGTAGGGAGGAGGAGAGCCACCACCGATGGTCGGCCATTGTGCAACAAACTGGTTGTAGAGGCCCACCCACGTGGCGTTCATTACCTCATTGAATAGATTAATGACGTATGAGTAGTCGGTGGCCCACCAGAAACGGGATGAAAGGTTCTGTGAGTAAAGGGGCACGTTGGGAAGTGGTGGGGGAGCAATGATTGTGTTATTATACTGAGGATACCAATAGACGAACTGCTGGGGCGATAGTAGAGTGAGTGTCCTCTGAGTTATTGTTGGGTCGCCGGCTGACGTAGGGACGTTCCACGTCTGCTGGATAGACATAGTGAAGGAATACACGGACTGCGTTCCATTGACCGGGTCGTAGGTAGCCGAGCCGTCCAATGGAATCTGAGGGATAAAGAGCGGAAGGTCTAAGTTTGCTCCGTTCATTGTAAAGCGAACAATGCTAAAGTGGTAATCTGCAGCATTGGTAATGAGTGCTTTATCACGAGTCTCGTTAAAACGGATAACTGGGTCGGGAAGGGCAACTCCGTTGGCTTGGTCCAAATCATTGTTATTAATGATATCGGCGTTGTAGTATAGGTAGTCGGGTTCTCCCGGTGTGCCTCCAACGGCTTCAAATCCCCCACGATACATTGGCATTTCTATCTCTACAAAAGATTATTTATGGAGGGCGTTGTATGTAAGGCCGGAAACGAATGTATCGGGGTTCATACCCGAGGATTGAACTGCGTTATTGTATTCATCTATACTATCGGGAGCGTATAGAAGACGAGCGACGCAATGCCGTCCGCACGTGGCCACGTCGGCTTTATCCACTTGAAACGCTTTGGTGTTGTAATAGACGGGCTTTCCGCTGGCCCGTAGTAGCCGAGACAGATACGGCTCCTCAATATCCAGAGCCTCTTTGCGATTTTCGCCGAGTCCCTTTTTGAAGCCCTCGGGTTTGTCCCCATACGGATCAAAATACTCTATAGAGTCGGGACGGCGGATAAGACACGTCCAATGGCCCACGTTGGGTGCAGCGTTGGGGCAGAATATGATGCCCCGTCCTTTCTTGTCAAATAGTTGGTCAATAGAATCTATATTCGCCAACTGCGGGTATGTAGTGATTTTGGTCCCACGCCCCAGTATTCTTTTTATATCGGAATCTGATAAAGCGTAGGATTTCACCTCTTTAAGTGCCTCCCCCATTTTCTTTTAAGGGGGACTATTTTTGGACGTGCCATAAAAGCATTTTGACCCGTTCGTCCAATGGGTGTCGTCCGCCTTCAAAGTTTTCTAAGCCGTGGTTCTTATACTTTGTGTATAGCCATTTGAGGCCCTTTGCAATCGGAAGGGCGTTAAGAGCCCGCTCCCAGAATGACTGGGGTTTGGACTCACGCACTACGTGATTCTTTGTAGAGCGACCCATTGTCTGATAGAGTAGGTCGCCGGAGTGGTAGTTGCGTTGATTCTTTGTATTTGATTGATGTTTGGGTTGGACGGCTCCGTTGTATGATACGCCTTCGTCCAGAAGACCCATTTCTATAAGTTCGTCCATTATAGCCCCGCCGAGTGAGTGGCCTACGCCGTAATAGTCGTATTCATCGGGGTGAAAGGCACTATACGCACTTTTAATGTCCGCCACGTCTTTTTTAAAGCGTGCAGAGTTGGCCAGCCCATTAAATGGGATAGTTAAGTCTGCTTTCAAATCGCTTGTATCGGTTGGGTTTGTTCCACGAATGCCTACGACTATAGTATCGTTGGCTCGGTAGAACTTTAATGTTGGGGTTTCTTTGACCAAAGCAAACGGACCGATAGTTTTGGGTGCGTTGGTTTGATATGTTGCTTTGGCGATTTGGTGAAGTATATCTTTTGGCGGGAGCGGACCTCCGCCTTCAATTACCTTCGTTTTCTTTGACTTCTTCGTCCGTGTTGATAGTGTTGGCATCTTCTACTAATATTTCGGTTTTATTCTTTGCGATGAAATCCTTGGGTAGTATATGCACTACAATATCCGCCGTGAACATACGATTGCTTTCTGCCTGCATCTTAATATCGGCTTCAGTATCTACGCTGGTCTGCGTGAATTTAATCTTATGGGCCATACGATGTCCCTTTGTGAAAAGTAGATATGCGACCGCCTCCAACATAATATGCACCGATGCTTCGGGTGCCGACGTAAGGGAAAACCGGCAGACCACGGGCTGGGCCGGGTCCTCTTGAATCTTCTTAATAAAAGCATTGGCCGTGTTCATTGTGTATTTATCGTGGCGGGTCCGCATATTCACGTAAGCCTTCTTCACATCCTTCTCGTCAAATGTCATTTTGAAGAAAAGATACATTATATTTATGAATCCTAAACGCTCACTTTTAAACGGGGTTAGAGGGGCGAAGCCCCTCAAAGTAGGAGACGTTTGATGAAGTTGAGCCGGATATTGCTCAGTTTGGAGTTTGCTCCAACACGAATGTTATGACCTTCGCCTTTCAGTTGCTCCGCCAGTGCTACAAAGCCTTCACGGGTTTTCGGTAGGTCTGCACGCGTGAGTTTGCGACCGCCGGAATAGCCCACTTCTTCCACGGGCTTCTTAAGAGTCGCTTTGGGAATCTTCTGACGCTGTGCGGAATAGATGCCTTCTGCGGACTGCTGGAACACCGGGAGGGGTGGGCCCGTGAGTGGCTTCATTTCATTAGATGGCTTCTTTGACTTTGTCATCTTTGGGAACATCTGCTGGACGTATCCGCTGTTGGGGTGCACATACTGCCCCTCGGGGTCTACGGGAAGCGGGACGGGCATTACGGGCACTTGCTGGCCAATCTCCTCGCCATAATAGGCACCTTGCCGATCGCCAAATGCAATACGCTGGTCGGTGTCAAAACGGCTGTTTAATACTCGGTCGGACAGATGGGAGCCCCCCTTGTGATGCAGTGAATCCAGCGTCCGGGCCAATACTGCACGCTTCTTCGTTTTTGCCGTATGCTGTTCTGGATGCTCCAGCACTTCTTCTGCATACTCTTGTGCATTCTCGCCTTTCCGCTTGGCTTGAGCTGAGAATGCACCGGGGTTTTTGATGGCGTTTGCAATCCAGTTCTTGCCTCCTCTGGGTTTTTCGTAGGGAAATACTTTATGTGGGTTATCTCCTAACCACCTTAGTC